GCATCTCAAACTTCTTGAGCGAGCCAATCGAACCGAAATAGTTAAACGCGGTCTTCAGGTCGCCAATAATGGCCTCGCCGTTATCGTTGCCCGCTACGTCCCATTCATAGACGCCATCCCGCGCACCGAAGAAAATGCGGTCATTGGCAATCGACCAACAGAAGGCGTCAATATTCGTGAACCGACACCATGCGCCCGTCTGGACGTTCTGCACATACTGCTCGGAACGGTTAAGTTCCGACACCGGCACATTGTAGATCGCAAGCGAGCCTTTAGGGTATAGGATGCCCTGCCAGCCGAAGTTGTTCTGATAGCGCTGTGTGGCCTTCGCAAAGGCGTTCTGAATCTTCTGGGTTAGCGCGACAAGGTTCTCCTGCGCGCGGTCAAGGTTCAGGGCTTGCGAAAGCGGAACAACCCCGTCCGTCGTCAGAATCACAAGGTCCGAACCGTAGCGGAGCAAACAACGGCTCCCCAGGGGGATGCCGAGGTTAAAGACGCCGACTTGAGCCCAATCGGTCGCATCGTTCGGATTGACGCCCTGAAAGATAGCGACTTGACCCTGTGACGTGACCCAGACCGCGAAGTCATCCGGCCCCTGCCCCCCATCAAGGGACCACGAACCTTGCGCGACGATATAGCCGCCCTCGTCAAAGATAGGGCCCAGGTCGAGGAGATTAGCCGTCCCTTGAATGGCCTGCGCGCCAGTATACCAGACGCGGAGCGAATCCTTTTCAACCCAGAACAGACGGCCCTTATGGTCCATAACGTCGATCAGGGTTTCGCTTTGCAGCGTGATCGGGCCGGACGAACCCGTTATGGTCAGGGCCGCGAAGGACGCCCCGTCGTAGCTAATCGGGGTGTCAACGCCGTTACAGGCGATCAGCCACACACCCGCGTCATTGGCGAAGTTCACCCATTGAAACCGCGCCGAGCTTAGGCCGGAATAGACAGGGCTTCCCAAGGTCTCGGATGGGAGCGTGGCGTCGTAGATAAAGCCCCCGGAACAGGCGAAGGATTCGTCAGTCCCGTTCTGGCTACCGCGCCAGACTAGGACCGTCTCCACCGGGTTGACGTAGCCCGTCGCATGGCCCGCAAAGCCCTTGCGTAGCTCTACATAGCCAGCACGGGGAATGAAGTTGTCGAGGATAACCGCGTTAATCGCGGGCATGGCTTGCAAAGGCGACTGAGCATCCCACCCACCCACGGGAGCGGGGATAGCGGAGCCCGTCGTAACCCTGCCCTGCCGTGAGCCACCCCTAAGCGGCTGACGGCCATAGCGTTGCGCGGCCTGTCTCATAGCGCCACCCAGGAGCCATTGCGATACTGATACGGGTCATTGCCCGGCAGGAGATAAAACATCCGCCCATCCGCCGCCGAAGCGGGAAGGCTTGAGCCGTATCCAGCGCCATAGGCCGGAAAAAGCTGGTTTAGCTTCTCCTTGAACATGGTGACGTTCTTCATGTTCTGGGTTGAAACGAGGTAAATCACGGCCCAGGAAACCCACCGGACGGGATGTTCGGGCTAAGGACATACTGAGTGTCACCTGTGGTTGACAGCATCGTATTGCCGCCATCCCGCGCCATCTTCTGGTTACGTTCGGACTGATAGGTTCGGAAGTCCTCCGCGTAATCAAGGCCCTTGGATTTCAGGAAGCGCCACCGGATGCCTAACCAGAACAGCTTGGGGTCCAGATACGTTTCGTCGGTATCGCTCTCAAACTGAGGCAGCGGGTCGCCGTCCGTGGTCTTTGCCCAGTTGCTCGAAATATACTCATACGCAATCGTCTCGCCCGCAGCCGGGGTCGGGGTGACGAGGAACTTCCCGTCCCGCTCCACGAAAGCCAGAAACACGCGGTTTAGCTGCGGCTGGGCCTGGATCGCCTGCCACTGTTGCGGCGTGATCGGCCCGATGACCGTCCGCATGGTCGAGCGGTTAAAGAAGGTGTTGGCGATGAACCGATCCCAATCGGACGGGAGCGCGCTCGTCTGATCGGCTTGGGCGACCGTCGTGAAGGTGTATTGCCGCCGTAGCGCTTGCCAATCATGCGAACCGGAAAGTTCGTCGCCCTCCTCATTCGCCAAGGCGTAAAGCTGGCGCACCTGCTGATCGGTCGATTCGACAACCTCAAGCGGACGCGGGATCGACAGGAGGTCCGCCGCGCGTTGGATGATCTGCAAGAGCGTGAAGGCCACGGCTTATTTCACCTTAGGAGGTCGTCCGCGCCTTTTCGGAGGTTCCTGCGCCTTGGGAAGCGAGCCTCCCATGTCACCGTCACCGTCCAAGTCAGTCGCGCCCGCAAACATAGTCCAAGCTCCGGGGTGATCTATCTGATCCTGCTTGGTGGCCCGGCGGGGTCCAATGACGGATGAAGCGTCAGCCGTGAACTGGAAATAGGTTACGCCATCTCGACGGAAAAACAAAGGGCCGCGCTTTGTCGAGCCCGACACTTCTCTATTCACGGGGTTATCAGTCATCCGCCTTCTCCCGAACCTTTGCGGTCGCCAACTCTGCAATCTGGCGCTTGAGGTTTTCAATCTCGTCCCTTGACGCTTCCAGTTGTTGTTGCATCTCAGCCATCGGGGCCATGCCTTCCGCCTGCTTTAGCCATGCCTGCGCCTTGTCCCGAAGCACTCGCCCGCCCATCGGCATGGTCGCCATAAGCTGAGCGTCCGAAAGCCCCGCCAGTTGCTCCACCGTGCGGACCTTCTGGCTTCCAAGCATTTCCAGCATCGCGCGGTTACACGGCGGCCATTCCGCCAAGGGCGTGCCTTCCTGCGGGGCTTCCTGGTTCATCTGGAACGCCATCCAGTGCGTCGGCCAACGGTGTTTATGGCCTTCGTTCACGCGCTCATGCACTTGCGTCAGCTTGTCGCCGGGGATCATGATTTCGACATAAGGGATTTCGTCCCAGATATCGCGTCCCTGCTTTTGGCTTTCAAAGTTGTTTCGGACCGCCTTCATGTAGAAGACAGGGATCATGTTGTCCCGTTCGGCCTTGGGGTGATAGGCGGGGCCTTCAAGCATCTGTTGCGTCCTTCATCTGTTTGTAGATATCGGGGATAAGCCCCTTGCCGTGAACGGTGATCTTAACGCCGTCCTTCGTCATGTGCGAATAGGCGTCCTTGAACTCATTGGCTTGGCGGACCATCCACGGCGCGCACTTGTAATGCTTGTCATTGAACGCGACCGTCATGGTGTTGTCGGTATCGTTCAGGGGTTGGGCGTAAGCGTGGTGTTCGTCCTCCGCATAGGACGAATCCATGCCATACAGGTGCATCCGCTTGTAGCCGGATAGCCAAGCTAACCCCATCGCCCGAAGGCCAACGGTTCCACCACCGGGGACAAGCACAACCGGCCTCTGATTCGGCCCTTCCTCAAACCACGGGGCGAGGATTTCCATCATCTCGTCGCCTGATCCGAAGCCGTTATGCCAGACGGTAACGTCACGGTCCTTCAGGGCCTCGAATACGTCCGGGTGACACTGAGAGGCGATAAAGTAGCGAACGCCCTTAGGCGCATCCTTCACGAACGCCGCGTTCTCGGGCCTTGCGTCCAACATGACATGAACGTCAGGCGTAATGCCCCGGTCGTGCAGATAGCCCAAGGCGTTGTTCAGGGATATGATCGTATCCCCCCTAGCCCGCCGATAGCGGATTTGCGGGATGGAATGCTTCACCGAGGGTGCGCCGCCGACTATCGCGCAACCGCCCTTCTTGCCCCGAAAGCCCGTGAACCACGGCAAATCCCGCTCGGCATTGACCCGCACATTATCCAGCGCGAAGTCCTGCGAGACGTTCATTCCGTCCATCTTGGGCAGGGCTGTATAACCGCCCACACGCCACACATGGGGAACCCAGCCGTCCGTTATCTCGTGGGGCTTGGGGTTTCCATGCAGGATGACCGCCTTGGCCGTGTCAGGGGGCCATGCGACGGCGTTGCGGTAGGATACGAACCAATCGGCGGGGAAGGTATCCCACGCGCTGACTTGGCTGATCCATTCCTGATCGCCGCCGTTGACCTGATCGGCGGGCAGATAGTCCTTCAGGCTCTCCGAAGGGCGGTCGATTAGGTCCAGCGTGAACCGGTCCCAAATGGCCCTGTGGTCCCCATGCCGCCAGCGCATGACGGATGAGTTATAGCAAGGCCAGTGCCAGTCCTTGATGATGCCGTGCGGAAGGTCGTCAAGCCGCCCCGTGATGCAGACATCAAGGTCCATGTAGAGGACTTCATCCCCCTCAGCCCAAGGCATATCGGGGGAGAACAGGAAGACCTTCTGCCACCACCCCGGAAGGGCGGGATTGTGCGGAATAGCCTCAATGCCCTCTACAAGCTCGTCAGGGCGGTCTGTGAGGCACCAGTGGCGTTGTTCCCCCTCCATATGGCGGACAATGCCGTCATGGAGCTTGTGGACGTAATCGGGGGAGTATTTGTCGCCCACGCGGACGGAAACGACGTGGATCATTTCTTGGCCGGTTGTTTGGCCTTCTTAGGCCCCCACGCATCCGCGTAGCCCTTCATCGGGCTCCACCATGTGCCGTCGCTCCGCTTATACTGGATGCGACCTTCTCTGACGCGCGTATCGCCCACGCAGCTACCTCCATAGCAAAAAGGGACGGGGATCACGCGCCAATCGCTTCGTCAATAGAGGCGTATGGCCCCTGCCACTCGCCCACATCTTCCCGGTAGATGAAGAACTTGCCCCCGGAAGCCGTTCGAAGCCGGTATTTGGGCTTATTCAGGCGCTTCAAGTCCCGCGAAAGGGAGTAGGGGTCTGCATACGCCCACGCCGGGCCAACGTCATAGTATGGCCCGTAGAGGTAAGGCCCGTGGCGATACCGATGCGGATAGGGTGCAATCGACAATGCTCATACCTCCATATGGCAAAAGGGACGCCCCCGGAGAGACGCCCCTTAAGCTAACGCATAAGGCCAGTGGAGGCTAGCCCCACGCGAAGCCTTGATTAGATCGCAATCTGACGCGCCCAGAAATACTGGCCTGAGACGACACCCGCCGTCGTATTGACCGTGTAGGTCGCCACGCCGACCGAAGCAGCCGAAATGGCCGAACCAGCGGTTCCGATAGTCATGTTGGCGGTAGAGGCGAGAGTGCCCCCGGCCAGCGCGACCGTATGCTTGCGCCCGTCATTGCCGAAGCAGTTCATGAGCGCCGGAAAGGCGAAGGTGGAGCCCTTGGCGTCAAGATCGACACCGCAGACAGGGGTTACTGCGAAGATGGTAGCTGCCGTAGAAGCCATTTGGTTTTCTCCTGTCCTCTAGGGGTTACGATTGGAACAGAACGCCTTGGAGGAAGGCATTCGAAAGGGTCATGTTACCGGCCCAAACGATAGGCTTCACCATCGCGTCCTGATTGATGGAGTTGACGCTATCCAGCGGAACGATGTTGCGGTTACGGTGCGGACGCCAATGGATATACTTGGTGTTCAGCATATACATATGGTTGGTCGGGCAGCCGCCAGCGGAACCACCGGCCACACCCGCAGCGCCCGAAGCGAAGCCGTCGAGAACCACGTCAGCGTCCATGAACTTCAGCGAGGTGAAACCCGCCTGGCCCATTTCGTCCGAGGTGATGCGCTGGATCGCCTGAAGGCTGTTCAGGTAGAACTGGTAGTAGTTGATGTCCGCCAGAATCAGGTCCGGCTTGTCATTGCCGCGAACGCACTTCAGGTAAAGCGAGTTCATGAACCCCTGAATGTTGGCCGCCGAAGCCGCCGAACCGCCGTCCGAAGTGGTCTGGAACTTCTGGTTCTGCCAGAAATCCCACGTCGCGCGGTTGATGCCGCCAACGATGCCGGTCGTCGGGTCGTCAGCAACGAGAAGCTGAAGGCCGCCGATCTGCTTGCCGCCCGAAGCCGTGCCGTTCGAATACAGGTCAGCCCACAGGCCGTTCCGCATCGTGTCTTCGGCGTTCGAGATGCGCGACGCCAGAAGGTCAATGATCGCCTCCGGGCCGGTGTTGATCACGTCGCCTTCAAGGCCGGAAATGGTGACGTTGACCGCCGCCTGCTTCCAGTCAAACTCGGCTGCGGTGAACACATCCGAAGGCGAGATGTTCAGGACTTCATAGCCGCTGTAACGCTGATAGGTCACGTTGTCGGCGTAGTTCAGTTCCTGAACGATGGTGCGACCGCCAGACACCGGCTTGACCGTCCCGCGCTTGTTCATGCGGTTCAGCAGGGCGATGTTCTTGGTCATGTTGTCAGCGAGCTTGCCCGTGCGGTTACGCAGGGTAGTCGTGACGATTTCCGAAAGATTCGGAGAGGTCATGCCTCAGTTTCCTTTTGCTAGGCGCGGCCCTGCAACTCGGCAAAGGCGGCGCGAATGTCATCTTCAACAGAGCCCGATCCGTTCACGACAGGGGCGACATTCGCTCCCGGCGCTCCCGTGACCGACGATCCCGCAGCAATCGCTCGCCTGGTTTTCTCGGATGCTTCCGCCCGCCCATTCGCCGGTTTCGCCGCCTGCTCCGCTAGAAGGATGGCGCGAATCTCGGGATTGGCCCAAATCGCCTTTTCGTAAGCGTCTTCCAGACCCTTGGCCCGCCCTTCCCTGATCAGAATCCCCATGTCCTCGCGGACGTTTTCAAAATAGAGATTCTTGGGGTTAGCTGCGAACGCCTCGACCTGATCGACATAGACGGCTTGGTTTTGACGGTATAGCTGTTCCTTGATGCTCAACAGTTCCTGTTGAAGCGAAGCGGTTTCCGGGGAGGGACGGCTGATCGCGTTCTGCTGGGGCGTGACATTCGCCTGCGAACCGGCCTGAGCCGACGTTACGTTATACTGTTTCGCAAGATATTCAAGCGCCCCCTTGGGGTCGCGTTCCAGCCAATCACTTGCGGCCAACAGTTGCTTGAGCGCCGTTGCTTCATCGACACCCGCCATTGCCCACTTTTCACGGCGCGGGGCGATCAGGTCTTCAATCGGCT